CACCACTTTCATGAGATTGGCTGCACCTACAGAAACTGCGAAAAAAGCCATGAAGGAGCTTGGCGTAGAGTTCTCTGCCTACGATTCAGAAGGTAAGATAAAACCAATGAAGCAGCAGCTCACTGAGCTATCTGCTATTTTCTCCACTCTGAGTGATGAGAAGGCTGTAGACTTGATGGGTGCCTTGTCAGATTTACGGTCTATGAAAGGACTCGGTAACTTGATCCAGGATATGGGTGGAGATGGAAAAATTTGGGATGATTTATTTAGTAAAATAGATAAGTCAGCTCAAGGGATAACTCTGCTTAAGAAAACATCAGAAGACCTGGACGAGACAGTTACTTCTAAGTGGGAGAAACTCATCGCTACCATGAAGAGATTAACTGACAGTGAGTTCGTCTCTGACTTTACTGGGGTTGTTCTATCTCGTGTCCAGGAACTTGCTAGTGCTCTGGAGATGTTGACCCATCCAATAGATACGTACTCCAAAACAATAGGTCAGCCATTCGTTCAAGCTGTGGATGCTGCTGTAGATGGAGTTAAAAGGTTAGCAGGTATAGCTCCTGATGCTATCGTATTCAACAACAATCTAGGGAGCATGGCCGACACAGCGTTGACAGCCTCCGTAAAACTAGAGCAGGCTAATGATAAATTAAAGCCAGTAGCAGAGCAGCGCACAGTATTTCAAATACTCGGCATTAAGGCCGACCCAAATCTCCAAGCCATGTTGGATGAACAAGCCGCTGCCATTAACAGTGTCTCTGAGTTATCTAGATTGGCTGATAAGATAAAAGCTGGGGCTGCTTTTGAAGAGGGTTTGAAGAAGGCTGACTCTCGACAGTTAGAGTTAAACGACATGATGCTGGAGAAGGGTAGAGGGCTTACTGAGTTGGAGAGAGCTAAGTTAGAACTCAGGTATAAGAACAATGATGCTCTTGAGACAGCTGTAGAGCTGGAGAAAAGAAGGGCTGCTGCTTCTGGTATAGACAACACCGACAGTCTTAAAAAGTCTTACGAAGAAGAACTAAGAATAGACACTAAAAAGCTTGACGAGAAGTTCAACAATAAAGAGGAGCGAGCACGTAAGGCAGAAGCCGCTGAAGTTGAGAGAGCCAGGAAAAGGGAAGAGAGAGAAAGGAAAGAAGCTGACCGTAACAGAGAGTCTGTAGCAAAAATATCAAGAGATGCTCAAGAGTGGGCTGATAATGACCTAAAGTTAGAGCAGAAGTTATCCTCTGAAATAGGCTTAACAGATGATATAAAATTGGCACGGAAGCTTAATAACTATGACAAGGAATATGAAGCAACTTTAGCACTCGTAGACAAAGTATATGGAGCGCATACAGATTCCCTAGAGAAAACTGACGCACAAGACCAGGCTTTCCACGACTTAGCAATACTGCGTGGTAACGCTATGACAGAGAAAGCTATAAAGCAAGCTGAAGCTGTTCGTAAATTTAGAGATGAACTATCTGAGATGGAGCAGTCTGTTAACATCGGAGGCATGTCTGAACTTGACAGAGAGCTGCTGTCGATAGATAAGAGATTCAAAGATCTGAACTTCACATTGCAGGAGTCTAAACTCACTGGACCAGAACTCAAAGACACTCAAGCTAGAATTAAAGCTGTACGTGAAGAGATGGAAGGCATAGCCAGGGCTAAACTTGGCAATAACATCTTCGCAGGCTTCATAGCCGGAGTAAAAGAAGCTCAAAGAGAAACCATCACCCTCGGAAAAATAGGGGCAGAAATAGGCAGCACACTATCCAGTGAACTCGCCACTACCTTCAAAGAAATCTTGTCTGGTGAAAATGAAAATCCTTTCGCTGACAACATTACCACTATAGCCGACAAGCTTCATCAGATGCAGTATGACTCTCTTGAAGAGGGAACTGCCCAGCTTGAGTGGCTCACCAAGGAGTACAACACCTCCCTTGACGGAGCGATGAAAGGTAACAATGAGATGTTCGACCAATACATGTCGAACCTTGATGAATACCTTGCCAAAGCTAAAGAAAATATGTCACCAGAAGAGTACGCAAAACTGTATGCTACTACTATGGAAGACCTCAATAAACTTAATGAGGAGTATGGCGATAAGACAGAGTCTACTTGGGATAGGATAGGCGATTCTTTCGAGAGCATGGCTGATAGGATCTTTGATGCTTTCCTGGACCTCATAGCTAAGATGATTGCCCAGGATCTTATGGGTGCAGTCTTCAACCAGAATTCCGGTAACTCCTTCATAGGAGCCATCTCTGGACTGCTTAGTGGGTCAGGTAAATCTAGTGGGTCAGGTAATGCTGCCGCAGGGATAACGGCAGAGATAGCAAAACAGTACGCAGCTGAGGGAATAAAAGATTCTGTCTCTTCGTACTTCTCTACTGCTGGTTCTGCCACTGCTGCACAGGCCGCGAGCACATCTACAGGAATTGCCGCAGGGACAGCAACTCCAGCAATACTCGATGCCTATGCCAATACCGGGCAGTCAACACTGGGGTCGGCTGTGTCCACGGCAGGTGGTGTCATAGGTGTAGCCGGCGGCGCTTACGGCATGTATTCAGGCATACAGAATATATCCAGGGGAAATTACGCTGTAGGCGGAGTACAAACTGCTTTAGGTGGTTACTCTGCCTACCAGGGCGCAGTGACTCTCGGGCTCCTTCAGAATGGAGCCGCGACAGCAACTTATGAAGCCATAAGTGCTGCCGTCTCCTCGTATTTGGGAACTGCTACCACGGTAGCGACAACAGCTGCAACCACAGCTGCCACGACTACAGCATCTACAGTAGCTGCGACTGCTGCCACCACAGCCTCAACTACGGCTGCTACAACTGCGGCCACGACTGCCGCGACTGCGGCAACCGCCTCAGCTGCCGCCGTCCCAGTGATAGGGGCCATTGCTGCTTTTGCTGTGATGATGGTGACTAAAGTGCGCCCGACTCTCTCAGAGAGCCTCAACTCAACCGGGTACGGAATGTCTGGCCTAGCGGGGGCAACAGGAGTTGAGACTTCTGGTAGGCTGCAAGCTGTGACCGAGGACTTCAAAGCCCTTAACACTCAGTTGAACCAGTTTGATACTATCTCTGTAGACACCTCGGCTAACCTCATGGTCTTAGGCCAGGAGATCCACACAGTAGACGATAGCGGCCAAGAAATGACCACTGGTATGAACTACGTAGTGGAGACTTTCAATGCCGCCACCGGCACTTGGGAAAATACAGAGATTAGTTTTGCAAGCATGATAGCCCAGATGGAGGCTATAGGCCCCACTACTGCTGAGGCTGTAGGAGCCACAGCTGCCTACGTAGCTGAGATGAATAATGTTGGAGTACTGGCTGATGAACTGGCTCAAGCCTATGTAGAAGTTCAGCTGGGGACAGAGGCATTCACGCAGTCAATAGCCCTCGTCGGTGGAGCATTTGTTGATGCTGCTGGGAACGTAGTCAGCGGGCTTGATATGTTCAATGCCGCAGCCGCCGGATTTGACATGTCAGGTTTCCAGTCAGAGCAGTATTCTGATGAAGGGCACAATTTTGCGAACAACACTAGCTCCATATCTACGCCAGCTATTGATGCCAGTTACGAGAATGAATTAGGTCACGCTACTGGTGGTTGGCTTGGGAAGTATGGCTCTGGGAAAATAAATCAAGGATCTGGTATTTCTGATGATGTATTCCTCGGTTTCACTGGGGGTGGGTCTGTAGCCAACTATGGCATGGGAGGCGAGTTTGTTGTCAACAAGAAATCAGCGGCTAAACATGCTGGGCTGTTGAATGTCATTAACAGAGATTTCGCTGACGGTGGGTCTCTCAATCAGTTTGGTGTGCCGTATGCAAGTATATCTACTTTCGTTGACGAGGTGAAGGAACTTTCGAATAGTGATGCCATAAACATAATGGACAAGGTCATTGAACTTATCAGGTTCAACGGAGTTGGTGACTATGCCAGGTCTCTTACCGAACTCACTGAGGACTATGAAAAACAAATAGCTACGATAACTGAGCTTGGTGGATCTGAAGAGGATCTTGGGTTGGTTAGGCAAGCACAAGCCATAGAGACTGCCAAGATAGTTGACGACGCTGCCAAAGAGATGAAAGAGAGTATAGCAGCCCTCGTAGATCCAAGCAAATACAATCTCTATGTAGAAGGATTCTCTGACAACAAGAGATCTATATACGATCTCTATCAGGAGATGTTCTTTGGCACTATGGTAGAGCTAAGAGCTTTAGGTGCTACTTACGAAGAACTCATGACAGTAGGTGAAGATTTCTGGAGGCAGATAAAGGAGCTGAAACAGCAAGCTTTAGATGAGGCCCTTGAAGTATCCACTGACGCTCTCAAGGCAGCTTTTGATAGAGAGAAGGAGTCTGTTAGTAAGCGGTACGCTGACACTCTCGAAGACCTAAATGAACAGCTTCAGAAGTCTAAAGAAACAGTTAGTGATTTGACCTCTGTGGTGTCTTCACTTAAGAGTGCTATGGACGCTCTTAAAGGTACTGATACGCTCAAGGAAGGTACTTTCAGATCCTCAATGAAGGAGCTTGAGAGAAGAGCACTCGCCAGGGACATCTCAGAGGGGCTTAGTGATACACTATCTGAAGTCACTAAGATCTCTACTGATTATTACGCTACATCCGCTGATTACCAGTTAGATCTTATGAAGTCCATGAACTACATAGGTATTCTGGATGAGACAGCCAAAGACCAGTTGACTGAAGCTGAGGCTAGTGTTAAAGGTATTGAATCGTTGATCGAAGTGACACAAGAGCATAGAGACTCGGAATTGGCTGCGCTCGACGCGCAACTGAACGCTCTGTTAGGCATAGACACTAGCATCCAATCACTCGCTGACGCTATAGCCCAGTTCAACGCATCCAAAGCTGCTGCCGCTGGCGGAAGTGGAGGCGGGGCCTCCTCTGGAGGAGTGTTCAACACCTCTGATTACATCCAGGCCAAGGCTATGGATCTAGTGAACAGTGGGGTGGCGGCTACTGTAGACGAAGCTGCCAATATGTTCCTACAGGCGCTCAATAGGGACAGCGTAACAGTTAGACAGCACTTTGACAGATATGGTAAACTTGAGGGGCTATATGGAGGTTCGGCAGCAGATGCCACCATTAACCCAGTGACTTACGGCTCTGCTGGAAGTTTCAATACAGCTGACTATATCCAGGCCAAGGCTACTAGCCTATTCAACAGTGGCTATGCTTCTGATATAGAGAGTGCCAAGGCAGCTTTCCTCGGAGCCCTGGCAGAAACAGGTGGAACCCCAGAACAGCATTACTCACAGTTCGGTGCTGAAGAGAACCTCTACCACTTCGCCAAGGGAGGGTCGTTCTCTGTTGGAGGTCCAGCTGGAGATAATTTGGCGATACCGAGTATGAGAGTATCAGCTGGAGAGGTAATAAATGTAACCCAGGGTGATGTAATGCGAGAGCTTAAAGACGAGATAGCTTCGTTGAAGTCAGTGCTGGCCGCTGTAGTGGCAAACACCGCAACTACCGCAAAGCAACTTTCAAGATGGGATGGTGATGGTATGCCAGACGTGAGGGCTTAATATATGAAGTTACTTTACCCTACAGAGGTAACAGATAGTATCCTAGTAAGCACTAATGTCCCTGAGACTGAGTATGCCGCATGGGCGGTTGGCACCACCTATGCTACAGGCGATAAAGTCATAAAGAATCACGCTATATGGGCGTCTGCTGATGATGATAATACAGGCAACGATCCAGAAGAATCAGGCTCTACTCACTGGGTATATTACTCAGCCACTAACGCTTGGAAGTTGTTCGACCAGAAAGTTATAGACAAGACAGTCATGTCTGGTAGTATAGAACTAACCCTCGCACCCGGGAGGATTTCCGGAATAACTCTGCTGAATGTCACTGGCAATACAGTGACGGTCACTATAACAGACCCAGTGGAAGGGGCGGTATTCACAAAAGTAGTTGAACTCATATCCACTGCTAACGTGATAGATCTCTACACATATTTTTTCGCTCCATTCATGTACACCAAGAACGTGTATATAGAGACCCCTATTTATGGAGACAGTACCTTATCAATAGTGATAGAAGCTGAATCTGGTAGCGCTGAATGTGGCGAGATAGTGTTAGGGTTATTCTCTGAACTAGGGTATACACAATATGGGTCGAGTACAGGTATACAGGATTACTCAACCAAACAGGTTGATGCTTTTGGAAATTTCACTATACTACAGAGGGCGTTTGCCAAACGTGGTAAGTTCAACTTGTTAGTTGATAATAGCCTCATACCAGCTGTCATATCCATGTTGGAGGAGTTCAGGACTACTCCTGTAGTGTGGATACCTACAGATGACACCACGTTATCCTCCCCGCTTATTGTGTATGGATACTACAGAGATTTTGAAGCATCTGTCAACTACTATAACGAGAGTTCTTTGTCAATCGAACTAGAAGGATTAACTTAAAGGAGTACGTATATGACTGTGACACCTATAACACCTCTACCAGTGGCACCCAGCAGGCAGCGACCACTCACTTTCTCTGCTGAAGGTGATGCATTTCTGTCAGCACTACCTGTGTTCGGAACCGAACTCAACACAGTCGCAGGGGAGACTTCTGCCAATGCTGCTGTTGCTGTAGCCGCTGCTGACGGAGCTGCACTGTCGTCTGCCACAGCGAATTTTCTCGGTGCTTGGGAAGATTTATCAGGTGTGGTGAATGTACCGTCTGCTGTGTTGTACTCTGATAAGTACTGGTCGTTACTAACAGATCTTCAGGACGTGACAACTGTTATTCCAGGGGAGGCTGTGGTAAGATCATGGACTTCAGTTTGTTGGTCTCCTGAACTAGGGATTTTCTGCGCTGTAGCTGCTTCCGGCACAGGTAATAGAGCCATGACATCAACTGATGGGACTACCTGGAAGTTGAGGGAGACTCCAGCTGACAATGATTGGTACTCTATTTGTTGGTCCCAGGAGTTGAGTTTATTCTGCGCTGTAGCCTCATCAGGCGCGGGTAACAGGGTCATGACTTCTCCAGACGGTATAACTTGGACACTCAGAACGTCACCATCAGATAACTCATGGAAATCAGTTTGCTGGTCTCCAGGTAGAGATCTTTTTTGTGCTGTATCGGTAGGATCTGATGTCGTAATGACATCGCCGGATGGTATAACGTGGACCCTTCATACCCTACCAATAACAAGCAGCTTGTACTCTATATGTTGGGCGGAATCTTTAGGTATTTTCTGTGCTGTTTCTTATTCTGGGACTGGTAACAGGGTTATGACCTCCCCTGATGGTACTACATGGACCGTTAGAACCTCCCCGGCTGACTACGTTTGGGCCTCTATTTGTTGGTCCCCAGAGCTGAGTTTATTCTGCGCTGTAGCCTCATCAGGTACTGGCGATAGGGTTATGACCTCTCCAAATGGGGTTACTTGGACTTTGAGAACGTCTGCTGCTGACAATAGCTGGGTATCTGTGTGCTGGTCTTCTGAGTTTAATCTGTTCTGCGCTAGCTCTATAACCGGGACAGACAATAGGGTTATGACATCACCCAATGGTATTGATTGGACTATTCGTACTACTGCTAGCAATGAGTGGTACTCTGTTTGCTGGTCTGCTGAACTTAGCAAGTTCTCCTCTGTGTCGTTCAATGGGCCATATACCAGAACCATGTACTCTGGAGACGGTTTAACATGGACCCAAGGTAACGATCCTGGAGCCTGGGCAGAAATAGTAGTTGATACAAGCTCTACTGGCGGCTCAAAATCCTGGAATGTGTCTGTTGATACTGAGCTTACTTACGAACGAGTTCACATGGTGAGCACTTCCGTCAGTAACTTAGCTATATCAATTCCTGCCACGTTACTCACTGACCAGGGATACCCCTTGATAGTTATAAAAAACACTGGAGGAGAGATTTTCTTTCTCAAGAATAGCTCCGGGGCCTACCTGACTAGAGTTCAACCTGGAGAGACTTTCTTGGTGTCGCTAACTGACTATGCCACTCAGACTTATGCTGTTGAGAAAATACAGCTCAGTTATCCTGGAGTAACCGCCGGGAATACCTCTGTTGTGGCGAGTTATGGTACGAGCGATTTCTCTATAGCTGCGCTAGATTCCACGAGACTTGTGGCTAGTTGGTACTCAAGTAGCACTACTGTATCATCAGCTGTAGTCACAGTCAGTGGGCTAGGTGTATCAGTTGGTACTCCCTATGTGATAACAGCTGCCTCCGCTATGTCCGATTTGGACGTTAAGAAGATAGACACTGACAAGTTGATATTGAGCTACACTCTTGCAGGAGATACTTATCTAAAATCTGTTGTTCTTACAGCCTCTGGAACTACTCTTACAGGCGGAAGTGTGAATAGCTCAGGCTTTGCTGGGTCTAGCTGTGCCCAGATAGTGCTGTCAGCTACCAGAGTACTTATAGGATATTTCTCCACAAGTACTTTATTCAAGGCAGCAGTCGCTTCTATCTCTGGGACTACTGTGACGTATGGCACACCTCTTAGTGTAGAAGCAAGTTCTTCTGACAGTAGAAAACCCATATTGACCTACCTTACCTCCACCACAGTATTGGCTACTTACTTCCTCACCTCAGGTCCGTCATGCGTTGTGCTATCTATAGCCGACACCACAGTGACTAAAGGGACGGCGGTAGCCACGAGTATATCTGCATCTTATTATTCAACAGAGGCATTATCATCTACCAAAGCCATAATAGTCACTGGCGGAGGTACTCCTTATTATAATCTTGAATATAACCTCATCTCAATATCTGGTACAACTATCACTATGGGGGGATTAAGGACTCTTCAACTCGGAGCTACCGTTTCCACCTACCCCCACCTTACTCCTGTAGACCCAGAAACTGTGCTACTGGATGTCGGGTATACTAGTGGCGGGACTCCGCTACTTGGGGCAGCTCACAGATACTCTATACTCACTGTGAGTGGTAACTTTGTTACTGAGATGAACTCAGCTCCAGCTATCTCTGCTTCTACTGGCATAGACTGTGCTAACACTGTACTAGACACTGGGACTCACGTATCACTTTTCTCAGATGAGTATAACTCCAGTTATCTCTCAGTGAGAATTATTAAATTAGGGGTGGCATAATGAATATCATAGTAGACAAGCTCACCAACGTAGTCAAGTATTTTGGCGAAGTCACTTTGACTGATGCTATGGTCGTAGGAAAGCACTTCACTGACAGCAATACCTCCACAGTAAATTCCTACATAGTGGACGTAGCCGAATACCCCTCTGATCTTGTCGGCGGAGTTTTTAAATTCTCAGAAGGAAGTTTCTCTTATGCAACTGAGGAGTTGAGGTTGGAGTATCTTTCTAGGGAAGCAGAACTCCGGTGTGACGCTGTTGACAAGCTGAGGTTATCAAAGACTTACACAGATGTAGAAGTTACTTTCCCAACAGGGAAGAAATATGTACAATTCAGGGACGAGTTTGACAGGGCTAATCTTGCAAACGTATCCCAGGCAGCTCAGATGCTGGTTATAAACGGCAGTGCTGGTGAGATAGTCCCATACAGGACAGCTGACAACGTCACTCAACTCCCAACTGCTGAGGAGCTTCTCGGGGTAGCTGGAGAGGTCATGGCTGCAAAACAGGCAATAGTGACTAAAGCCTGGGAGCACAAAGACAATTTAAGGAGCCTCGCTACCATTGAGGACGTGAGAGCCTACAACATATTTTCCGGCTGGTGAAAATTTATAGACGAACTGTGCTTTTGATGGTACAGTTTCAAAAAGTAACTTTCAAATTTATAAGGAGACAAAGGACATGGGACTGATTTTTGATTGGCCTGGAATATTAAAAGGGAAATTGCAAGCCATAACAGGGTCTACAGTGACAGGGGCCACAATAACTGGATCTACTTTTGTCGGGTCCATTTCTGGTGCCAGTTCATTCACTGGGACTACGGTGTCTGCCACTGGGTCTATAGGCTATGCAGCAGGGGCTGGCGGAGCTGTCACTCAGGCTACCTCCAAGGCTACCGGGGTGACTCTGAACAAGATCTGTGGTGCCATCACCACGCACGGAGCTGCCTTGAATGCGGGAGTAAGTGTCACCTTTGCAGTGAGCAACACCACTTGCGCTGCCACTGATGTTGTTGTGGCGTGTGTTAAGTCTGGTGGCACTGCTGGGGCCTATATAGTCGAGGCTGATACTCCAACAGGTACTGGTTTCAACATTACTATAACCAACCACACTGCTGGAAACCTGTCTGAGACTTTGGTGATAAATTTCATCGTCATCAAATCCGTAGCTGCTTAATTTTTCTCCCTCGGTCTTCACGACGAGGAATAATACTACAATATTGTAGTAGTTAAAGTAACTTTCAAAAAGTTCGTGACAGCCTAGCTCTGTCGGTGTAATATTATAGAAAATTAAAGGAGATAAATATGGCTCTTGCTAAAGTAATAGATAACGTCACAGCCGCTGTGCTTGAACCAGCAGCTACTGTCTTCACTCCAGCTGGACCTTTTGTTATTGACGCTGTAGGGTTGAGAGTTGACGAGTATGTTATCATCTACAAGCTGTTTAGTGATGGGTTGTACCACCCAGCCACTGACTATAACGGCGTACTTGCTCTGTCCAATAATCCAAACAACATAATTATAGAAGCTGGCGGAAGCTACAAAGCCGTTAAACCAAAAGTTACTTTAGGTGTAACTGTAGGTTGGGAATTGGTATAAGGAGAAGCCGTGGTTGAATATACTTCATTTAGTAAACCAATAAAGGGAAGTTTTGGCAGGGCTTTACGCGGGAGTACATCTACGATGACTCGCTACAGTTCTTACCCTTACGATCTCGCGTCTTTGATAACAGCCGGGGATTATGGGATAAGAACTCTTGTTGGTCCACCAGCAATATTCGAGAAATCAGCAGGTAACGTCCCGACTCTTTCCTGGGGTGTGAAAAACGACGGTACACCGCCATGTGATGCTGACGGTTACTACCAGTCACCATCAATTATAAATCTGCTGACCGTTGCACCGACCGAGGCTGTTACCAAAACTCTGACTGCTCAGGCGTACCGGCTAGCTGTTAAGGATGGGTCGGCTGCTGTGCCTGGGTATGGGGAATTAGGAGGTGAACTGAACACGAACCAAGACTTCTCATTCATCCAAAATGCACTTTATACAGTAGCATCCACGAAGAGTATTGCGGCAACAGTTGCAGTTGGAAAAATCTTTAAGGGAGTCGTAACGATAACAGGCTTAGTTGGGTCGTGCAAATTTGGGATGGGTACTAATGTTCATGGCAGCTTCTCCCAGATTATAACCGCAGATGGTACATATTCTTTCAATTTATTAATTACAGATCCTCTTACCCCCGCTAACGCCTGTATTATTACTTGGAGTTTGACTCCTAACTCTGCAACGGTGAATTACTCTTTGAAAGAATACGGTGTGGCCACAGTAACTCCATCCACCCCATTACAATTCACCGCAACCGCTGGTGACGTTACAATCACCCCAACCGGCGTAACAGATTGGTGTCTAACAGCATCAGGTGGCTATGCCTTCGCACCGATCCCCTACAATACCGCGGTTGTAGCGACAAACGGCGCAACGACGAATCTTGGACTCAGGCAACCGATTCAAGGCACTGACGAGGGTATTCGGATTTGGTCAATCCTGAATGGTCAGACAACCGGGAATGAACTCAACGAGCAATCGTTGTTTCCAACGTGGACTGGTGCTGTGCCGGATGGATATACAGTAAGCGGGGTTGATGCTAACAATTATTTTGAACGGGTTGCTGGTGGTTGCAGGATAGTTTCTAACAATACTGCTGGGGTGGTGATAACCAAAACGATAAGTGTCACCTCCGGGAAACGATATAGGTTTTTAGTCCGTAAATCTAGTTGGGTTTCTGGATCAATCCGCTACTCGGCAGGCGGGGCGTTTACTGCAATATCCACAACAAATCTATCAAACTCGTCAGGTAATGGGGTTTTTGCTATTGAGGTTACAGCAGGAGCAACAGGCAGTGGAACGCTCCAAATAGCCCGCGACAACACCGGCTCAACTGACTACGTAATCTCAGAATTCAGCGGCAAAGAACTCGCCCCTGCAACCGGGACGATAGTGCATTTTGGCAAGCGGCTGGCTGGGAGTGCTGAGTTGCCCGTAGGTACATCGCACAATGATATCACGGCAAATGGAGCCATTCCTAATTTAGTCTATATGGATGAGGATCGGATTGTTAAAAGCTACGATGGCGCGAACAATCCGGTGAAAGTAACTGAGTGGGTAAAAAACTCATACATAGCATCAATCGTAGAATTCTCCGGCACACTCCTAAAATTCCGTGTCGGTTACGTCCTCTGCAATCAAGCAGGCGTTGCACAATCAGCAATCACATGGAGCCATGCCACACTTGCAGGTGGAGCGACGTTTGACGGATCATACAACGCACTCACCGACCTGATATTCGGCCTTTCATGTGCAGTACCAAAAAACATGAAACAAATGCAAATTTCTGAAAGTGTCGGCCTCGGAGACACAGAGATTATCAGGAGGATTGCCCGCTATGTCTGATTCGTATCAAGCGTACTACCTCGCACCTGATGGCATAGTCGATGGGCTCAAGGGCCGCGACTCATGGCCGTGTGGAACTTGCAGCCGTGGGGAAATCTATTTCGTTTCCTGGTTGAAGGAATATCCAAACGAATACGAGCAGCCCTACGATTCAGCAAGCGTCAAGGATTTCTCCCCGGAAGCATTGGATAAATGGTTGGCATTGCCACTTGTCCAGGCCGTGCTCAACGATGCAGAACTACCAGAAGATGCACAGTCGGTAGTTAGATATCTGGTTTCATCGGATCGTATGGCAGGGCTGACCGGCGAACAGATAGCAGAGAAACGAGCTGATATTCTGAGCCCGAATTTTCTGGGATTCACCTATGACTATGTGGTTGCCGAGCATCCATGGATATTGGAAGACGGGTCAACTTTTACGCAGTGCAACTGGGGCGGAGAGTCATGAAATATCTATTAGCATGGATAGCCATATCGTTTGTTGCAGCAGTTCTGTTGGGTAAATTCATAAAAGCCGGAAGGGGAAGAGAATGAAGTCTTCACTACTAGTCTTCTTGTGTCTCAGCGTTATTTTCATATCAAAGCCCATAGGAAGGTTGGATATTGAGGACTACAAAAAGGCAATGGAGAACTGCACTGTCAAGTCCGACACTAAAGACTCCATAATTTTCTTTTGTGAGGAGGGTGAATGAGAGTACTAATTCCAATTCCAATTATATTGACTTTGATGTTGTCTAGCTGTGCAGTCAATAAGCCTGGATCAAGAACATTCAATTTTGGTCCAGATGGTGCAACAATAACCTCAGAGACTACTGAGCTTCCTGCTGATCAACTTGTTGAGAGTGAGAAAGAAAAGACAAGGCAGATTTGCTACAAGCAACTGGCAGTTAAAAAATCTAAAATTGACCAACTCGCAGAACAGCAGCCTCTTGTATATGCACTCATAGCTCAGACAGATGCGATCAATAACGCTGTATCTCTTGCTATAACCAAGAAGCCTTATGATCCATGTCCGAGTTCTACAAACTCTAGTGATGTGGAAATAGCAGATGCCACTATGTATACTAGCATCTATCACGACGCGTTTTCATTAGTAAAAACTCTTGGTCTGGCTTGGTTTGCAAAAGAAGCTGTATCCGATGTTGTTGATGCCATTGCTAAGGGGTCAGCATTTTCGGTTGCCACCGCTGGTGATGGTAGTCATGTGACAATATCTGAGGCAGCAAACAAGGCTTCGCTTGGAAATGGATCTGTCGTAGAGGCAGGATTGTTCAACAAAACCTCTCCACCTCCAGCGACAGTGATTGTTGAACCTTCATATCCGCCAGTACAGTGATACTGAAAGTCAAGGAAACTCCCACAAACGGCACTGTCCACATATCAACGGACCAGTGCCGAGTAGGAGGGAACATTTGCTCTGTTGTGTATCCTGATAAGTTTGAAGCAATGTGCCCGTATCATAAAGTTGAGTTTGATTTAATAACGTCCTGTATCATACGAAGATGCAGATTCCCGGAGAAACAGAGATGACCAAAACAACAGCCAACATCATCCTGATAATTGTCGCCGGTACATGGGCATGGCTCTCTATCCAGAATGGATACTTCATGCCCATTAGTGCTGGTATGCTTGAAATCTGCGGAGTCCTGGCTGGCGGATCTGTAGCTGTGGCCTCCGCTGAAAAATGGGGGAAGAGTAAATGAAATTGTTCGCGCCTGAGGAATATTGGAACTTGACACCAGAGCAGAAAGTTACTTTAATAAACGGATGTGGGCCAGGGGGATGGAAAGGGAAATTCATACCCGACAATATATTTTTCCTTGATATATCAGAATGTTGCTCTATCCATGATTATCTCTATGCGGTAGGTGCTTCTGAGAAGGATAGGGAAGAGGCCGACAGGGTCTTCATGAATAACATGATGAGGGTCATTGAGGAAACTCCACAAAATTGGATCATGCGTAGATGGAGAAGAAGGCTGGCACTTGAGTATTATCAGCAGGTTAGGGACTTTGGGGCAATATACTTCTGGGAAGGAAAGAATCCAGAGGCTACGTTAAGAAAATTGTAAGAAAGGGGGATTACAATGCACCCAGTAGTACCGGACGATTCAACGGAAATCATAATTGGGTGGGTCATGAAGATTGGAGGCGTATTCGTGGCGTTTGTTGGTGGGATCATATCAGCTACAGCAGCTGTGACGCTGAAAATGAAGGGGTATGATGATAGGATAGGGTCGATAGAAAATGCTCAGAAGCGATGTCAGTCTGAAGTTCTCAGTAGCATAGTAGAGAAATTAGACGCTCTTCCTGATAATATCGGGGATAGGATGGAGAAGAAGTTTAACAGGGTCCACGACAGGATAGACGCTCTGGTACTCAGAGCACATGCCGAAGTCCCTGTTAGAAAGGATGATCTTAAGCTGGAAGATTTGTTCCCAGACTCAAAAGACAATTAACTCAAAAGTAACTTTATAACTTTCGGCCCTCTGGTCTTCACCTCGTCAAACCAGATAGAGTCCTCGGCCTCGCGAGCCGCAGCCTGCCAGTCCTCGGCTTTCACAGCTGCAATCATCTTCTTGAATCCACGGAACTTCACAGGCCCAAGGCAGAATCTCATGTCAACAAGAGCTTTCAGCTTGTTGCTTGGGATTTCCTGACCTTTGAATATCTTCTCCAGGTCATAGAGGCATTCCAACAAGTCATTCTTCAGTAGGTAGAGAGCTTCCTGCCTCGTGATACCTACATCCTGAATGTTTCTGCCGATGCCTATAGTAAGCTTCCCCTTACTACAATAGTAAGGAAATCTCTTGTATTTCTCGTTGTCTTCCACGAATGCCGCTATGTCATTTAAGTCTATCATGTATTAATCTCCTAATAGAGTCTCGTAACTCACCGTGAGTTCTTGAATTATTTATCTGTAAATCGCCAGCTTTGTAAGTGATACCTTGCTCAGACTTATGGTCATTCCTGAACTCAGCTCTCCCGTGTACATGTATTACTGTTCCTCCTAACCGCCTTATCAAATCCGCCTCATCATCAAAACGGAGATCATCAACTGTTACGAACTTTGAATCTTCATACTCCTTTATTCTTTGCTCCATAAGAATTAACCATAGATTTGGGACTGTAGTTCTTACGAACTCTGTGGCAAACCGTTGCATCACTAATCTTGGAGTAACACCGTACCTCTCATCAACAGTCTCCTTTCCCTCCATAGTATAGAGCTGCCCGTAAGAGAAGCTAAATAACCGTTCCAGGCAGTCCTTCATCGGTTTAGCAAAAGACAGATGCACGTCGCCAATATACAAAGAGCAAGTAGTTTTCCCCACTCCTGCCGGGCCTGCAAAACCTAATAGCTTCATACTTCCTCTCTGTTAAGGTCTATCACACCCTTTAAAATGACTCATAGGGTGTGTCTTTAAATGTCCCTCTATAGCCACAAAATTTACAAAATCTACCAGCATCTCATAATTTCCAGTGCGGCGATAGTTATCAAACTTCTCTTGCATGTAGCTCATCAAACCATCGTGTTCCCACTTGCTTGCATAACGAATTCCTCCCATTATAAGCCTAGGTCTAGCAGTCTCTAGCAGTTTGTCCAGGCTCTCAGTCATTGCAGATATTTCAGCGAAAACTTGCTCCGCAGATCTATTGGAGGAACTCTCAGGAATATTCAACCTCTCATGCAAACGTTGTCTGCATAATTTTGTTATGGTCATATCTCCCTCACACATTTTTTAATTGTTCAACAGCATATTCATAAGTATCAGCCTCGTCCTTCTCATTGAACCTTGTCTCTACAAACCTCCCGTGATCGAAGCAGAAAGTTTCTCTTGAAGACTTATCAGTCGTCAGCCCTGTAAAGGCAGCTGTCACGATCTTACCTTTCTTCTCATTCCACCAGTCAACGCCCAACACCCTGTCCACGTCAGAGAACCCTCCACCAAGTTTAGTGAAGATCTTTCCACACGAAGACTTTACTACCAATCCTCCGAGATAGTTTTCATATTTGTGACCCTTCTTGCCATAATACGCCTCTACTATCTCTAGCTCCATCAGAGCCTCAGGCTTTAGCTTCGCTCCAAACTTAGATCCACTGCTCTCGTCTTTCCACTTCAGCTTGTTAGCAACTTTGACAATCGCTCCCTCTTCTTTCCTCTGCCTACACTTCGAGTAGAAAGCTAGGGCCTCTTCCTTAGAAGTTACTTTCGTTGACTGAGAGAAAAGTATTTTACCATTGCTGTCAGCCTGAATAGAGTTCAACATCTCCAAATAGGTTCTGTCTGAACTTCCTTTAAGAAACTCACTAAGGGTGACGTATCCCCAGGTTACATACCTTATGTTGTCAGCGTAGTTAGCATCTCCTGTGCCGGATATGAATTTGTTTATGATCCCATTGCCTGTCTTTCTCGGTAAGAACTTCTCGCCATCTGAGATGAGTAGCTCTCCCATCCAAACATTGTCTTCTCCGGCTTTTTGTGCCCACTCTTCATCTCTCACTATTGCTCCGTTGAGTGAGAACTTACTACCATTCCTGGACATGAAACTTCCATCAGGCATGAGGTAAGCGAACATCCCATCCATTTTGATCTGAGCTATAACAGTATCATTCTCAAAATCTATCTTGTCAATAGCGCTGAAAGATGAGTACCTTTGGTAAGGGACTCTGAACACACAACCAGGAATAACCTCATTGAACAACTTCGCCCCCGCCCCACACCGAAGATCCTTATTTAAGATCCTGGTAACGAGTTCACGAATTTCAGGATCTGGCCCTACTATGTCGGCTAGTATCTGTGCTTCAGCGTTGGTGCAGCCTCCCTTGTTGTTAAGATAATCCAGGTAATCAAAAATATCGTCTTCATACTCTTTATTGTACGGAGGCAACTCAGTCAAATTAAAAACCCTATCTTGCCCCAACGCATACGAAGCAACTTTCCTGAGCATCGGTGAGTCATACTTCTTGATCAAAGCCTTCTTGTCATTGGTGCTTGGTGACAATGCTATCTTTTCTATTACTCCGAATGTCTCTTTCATCTTCTCCCTCCTCAATGTGAAATTTCATCAGTATCAAAATTAGTATCAACAGTTACAGTCTCTCCAAATGGAAACTGTATAGTACATCCTGGACTCTGAACTGTGGTACATATCTCCATTATATATCTGGCGAGTAGTATCACAGTATCAGATGGACCTATCTTCTTCACTACTGTTGATATGCAGGTTGATAATATTATTTCTTCTGGTGTCATCTTATACCTCAATATTTAAGTGGCTTTACATCTCAATAATTTGGTCAGCGTATGCATCAAATTTATCAGAATGTGTTATAATTATCTTCTGCCCTGGGATGCCTTCTAAGCACCCCATAATAGCAAAAGTTCTGTCATCATCGCTATCGGACGTTGGCTCATCGAACACAATAAATCCACAAGTAGGTGCGAACAAAGTTCTGAGTGTGTCTCGCATTGCAATCCCAAATACACTCTTAGCTGATCCTGAAAGGGACTTCGCTGATAGACCGTTAGCGAGGAACCCCTTCGCAGTCTTCTCTACAGCCGTTTGTTCTCCTCTCATAGTAGAGAAGGCATAAGCTGCTGACTCAAGAACTGTGCCCCAGACGCTGTTTAGTACTTTTGGTTTTGCATCACGAACAGCCTTCAAGATCTTCGAGTTACGATCATCAACAAGCAGCCTGGCCTTATTAGACTTTATCTGCTCTTCTGCTGAGGTAATATTTTTCTCGACAGCTTCTAGATCCTTAGTGAAGTTAGTGCTATGCCACTTGGCAGACATCATCTTGTCAGTGACTATGGAATAGGTTTCTCTTGAGAGCTTAACTGACTCTTTAAAGTTCTTTATCCGCAATTCCACGTCCTCAGTGAAAATTTTTCCGCCGAGTTCCATAAGGTTAGCTGTAGCTGTGGCTTTCTTACTTGAAGCCGTGCTAAAATCTATCTCCAGGTTAACCACTTTGTCAGTGAGTCTTGATACCTCCTTCAAGGCAGCATCGTAAGCATTTACAATCTCAGAGGCTTTGATGACAAGGCTATCATCAACCGGCTTAGGCTCCTCGCCCCTCCATGAAAACTGCCAGGGCACTACTCCCTTATTGATCTCATAATCATAACTCACGGCCTCGTAAACGTCTTGAACTTTCTTTATCTTCTTAAAAGAACCCAAACTAGCATTCAAGTCTCTCAACTCTGATTCAAGGATCTTCACAGTAGTTTCAGCTTCTACTATCTTAGCAGTCATTACCTTATTCATCTCAGCATGTTTGTCCTTGATGTTACTTCCACAGGTCTCACAAACATCCTTGTTGACTATTGCTTTCTTGCTAGCCCTTATGGTAGCAGAGCAGTCAGCAATTGTAGCCTCTTTGTCAGAGATCTCTTTCTTAGTTTTTCTCAACTCGGCATTAAAAGATTCAACATCGCCCTCCCACTCAACCTCCTGTGCTTTGAGATTCTTCACCCAGCAGAAAGCTGTCCAAGTCTTCCGCATTACATCGACATTACTGAGGAGAGTCTTGGCTTCTTCAAGTCCGGCCTCGTTTATCACTGTACTCTTCAACTTCTCTTTCGTCTCAGTGAGGTTGTCGAGGATCTCTCTGAGTTTACCTTCACAGTTCTCCAGGTCCCTAGCAGCGAGGTCAATCTTGTGGTTCTTGGCTACGGCCTCGGCCAGTTCAGTCTCACTGCCAGAGATTATTACCTCATTATTGGCAATGCTCTGCCTGCGTGTTTGCAGGTCAGCCTCCATTTCCTCAATGTCCAGCTTGAGCTTAGGTCTTGGATCACTGACGATCTTCTCAGCTAAAGTTACTTTCAATTCTGAA